CAAATCAATGAACTGCAATTAAAAATTAAAGAACTAGAAAATATTACTGAGCAATATAATAATCATAGTCTAGACCTGGATGAATGGCATCAACAACTTTCTTGTGCCCTTCAACAAAAATCAGAGTTTACAACTAACTTAAAAGCAGTTAGCAAGGATCTTAGATTCTTTAAGGAAAACCACCAGTGTCCTACTTGCCACCAGCAGATTGGTGAGCAATTGCGTGATGCTAAAACTAAAATCCTGATTACAACTGGGACTGCTTTATCGCAAGAGATAAAAACTTTAGATGCTTCTCTTATAGAATACAAAGAAATTATTGAAAATCAAGAGAAGTTGAATCAGACGATTCGCGAACTGCGAAAGCAAACAACAGAAAGTGAGAGAGAAATTGTTAGGTTTGAATTTGAAAATCTATCAATCCAAAAAGAGATTATCAATCTGCAACAGATAACTCCAAACATTGATAGAGAAGAGGAGACAATGTTTGCTCTCCAAAAAGATCTATCAGATACAGAATCTGATTGTTCTGATGTAAGTAGGAAACTCGATGAGTATCAAGTAGTCAGTTCTCTTCTCAAAGACTCTGGTATCAAGAGTCAAATTATCAAGAAGTATGTTCCTGTTTTCAATCAGTTAATTAATAAATATCTCCAGTCAATGGATTTCTTTGTTAACTTTACACTTGATGAAGAGTTCAATGAAGTTATCAAGAGTCGCTTCAGGGATGAGTTTTCATATGCATCATTCTCTGAAGGTGAAAAGCAGAAGATTGATTTAGCACTTTTGTTTACTTGGCGGGAAGTTGCTCGTATGAAAAATAGTGTTGCTACTAACCTACTCATTCTTGATGAAGTATTTGATAGTTCACTAGATGCCTCTGGTACTGGAGAACTTCTACAGATTCTTCGTGGTCTTGGTAACGATACAAATGTTTTTGTTATTTCTCATAAGGGAGAGATCCTTGTAGACAAATTTTTACGAACGATTAAGTTTGAAAAGATTAATGATTTCTCAAAAATGTCAGATGATTCTTAGGGTTGGGACAGTAACAAAAGTGTCCCACCAGTTGTCCAGGAGCAGAGATCTCTGCTATAATTAAAAGGTAATCGACAGAACTGCATGGTCAACCAAGAAGTCAAGGGAACGCTTGCTAGACTCCTAGCAACTGAGAATCTCACGATTGAGCATAGGAAAGTCAGTACAGCATACTTTGATGTGGACAAACGAGTTCTATGTCTGCCTATCTGGAAGACTGCTTCTAGCGTCGTCTATGACCTTCTGGTAGGGCATGAGGTAGGACATGCTCTCTATACACCTAATGAAGACTTCAGCAGTGTCTCAAAGGCATTTGTGAATGTTCTGGAGGATGTTCGTATTGAGAGAATGATGAAGCAGACTTATCCTGGTCTTCGCAAGTCTTTCTATGAAGGGTATAAACAACTATGGGACATGGATTTCTTCGGAGTCAAGGAAGAGGAGATAACCAAGTTAGCATTGATTGATCGTATCAATCTTTATTATAAGGGTAATAGTGAGGTGCCTTTCTCTGAAAAAGAAATGCTATGGGTAGAACGTGCTGATAAGACTAATAGTTTTAAGGACGTTCTTGATCTTGCTAAGGAACTTTGGAATGAAGCAGTACAGAGGCAAGAAGAAAAAGATTTTATGTCTATGCCTATGAGTTCTGATGGCAACAGACAAGCAGATGAAGAAGAGGAGTTGACACCTCAAAATTCTAGTGCTGACGAAGAAGATGATATGACCCTTGAAGAAATGCTAGAAGAAGCACATAGACGTGAGGAAGAGAATGATAACTCAGATCTAGACACTCCATCATACGAATCTGACGATAGAGGTGGAGATGCCACACTAGATCAAGATTTTGATGAGACAGAATCTATTACTGATGCTTCTCTTCAGGAAGCATTGCAAGAGATGGTTGATGATAATGCAAAGGAATGGGTTTATCTAAATGTTCCCAATCCAAAATTGAGTGATTATCTTGTTCCTTACAATGAAATCTCTAAAGATCTCCGAGAACATTATTATGAGGGAGCATTATCGGAGGAATATTATGGCAGGAACATTGAGTTTGCAAACAATCATTTCAATACCTTTAAGAAAGATACTCAAAAGACAGTCAACTATTTGTGCAAGCAGTTTGAAATGAAGAAGTCTGCTGACGAATACAAACGTGCAGCAATTTCTAAGACGGGTGTTGTTGATACTAACTCTCTGCACAAGTATAAACTTACCGAAGACATCTTTAAAAAAGTTACTACAATTCCTGAAGGTAAGAACCATGGTGTAGTAATGCATATTGATTGGTCTGGTTCTATGCAATATCAGTTGCTTGATACTTTGAAGCAGACTTATAATTTGATTTGGTTTTGTAAGAAGTCTGGTATACCTTTCAGAGTGTTTGGTTTCCAGTCAGGTTATATTGGAGAAAAATTTAGTGATATAGAGACTGCACAAGAAGTTGGAGATCTTTCTATCCCTGATGATTTTCAATTATTTGAGTTCTTCTCTTCTAGACAGAATGCTAAAAGTCTAGATGAATCTATGAGACTCTTATATCTTCAAGTGTTTGCTATTGCAGGATCACGAATTCCTCACTGCACTAAGTATACCTTGGGAGGTACTCCTCTTTCAGAAGCAATTTACTTAACTCGTGAAATTGTTTCTAATATGAAGAAAGTTGAGAACGTTACTAAGGTGAATGTTATCTGTCTGACTGATGGAGAGGCAAATCCTATTAGTTTTGTTCAGAACATTCCTGAGGATCATAGGTACTATGGAAATCGCACAAAGCGTTATACATACTTGTGTCATCAACGAGGGAAAATTTTCTTTCTTCGGGATCCTAAGACTGGATATACTCGTAGATTTTCAAACCATCCTGCTAAAACTACACAGGAGATTGTATCTTTCTATCGTGAGATTACTGACTACAATTGGGTTGGTATTCGTATCTGCAACAAAGCAGATCTAACACGTTTAGTTAAAGAGATTGCATACGAGGATTTGACTATCATCGATAAGCAGTGGAAGAGAGAACGTTTTGCTTCGATCAAAAACAAAGCAGGATTTACTGAATCTTTCTATATGCCAGATCGAGGTATCGGTGAATCTTCTAGTGATCTTGAGGTCCGACAGAAGTCAGAAGTTGCTACAAAAGCAGAACTGACTCGTGCTTTCAAAAAGCATATGGGATCTAAGATGACAAACAAAACTATTCTTAATGCATTTATTGAGCAAATATCATGAAAAAATTTCAATACTTTATGCAAGACAGTTGTCGTTCCTGTATGTACGGAGAGTGGCTTCTACGGAAACAAAGAGGGTGGGAGGATGTAATTGAAATTGTAGATTGCATCCAAGGTAACGAATGGTCGCAATATGCAATTGACAACAACATTGACAAGACACCTACTCTCCTTGCATTTGATGAAGATGGCAATGAAATAGCACGTCTTGAAGGTGGGGAACATTTTACAACTGATTTTTGGAAAGCAACACTGGAGAAACATCGTCATGAAATGTAAAGTTGAACTATACAAAGCAGGTACAATCTTTGAAGAGGTTGTAATTGCTACAGATTATCAAGATGCAAAGAAGGTTGCCTTGGCAAGAAACCCTGGAGCAACTATCATGGGAGTAACAGCAGTATTTGAATGAACATCTTTGTCACTGACGAATCACCTTGGCAGTCTGCTGCTGTCCTACCAGACAAGCACATCGTCAAGATGCCTCTAGAGACCTGTCAGATGCTTGCTATTGTATGCTCTGACAAGTGGGGACATGGTTACGGCACTTTACCTAAAGCAGATGGAACCGCCTATGCTACAGAGAAAGGAGCATTCCGTAATCATCCATGCACCAAGTGGGCAAACGAGAATGTATCAAATGCTCGCTGGTTGCTTGCTCATGGATTTGCTCTATGTCAAGAGTATGCTGCTCGGTATGATAAAGTTCATACATGCTTTACTGCACTTCTTGCTGCTGACAAAATTATTCCTGATGTGAGTTGGGATGATCATACTCCTTTCGTCTTTGCAGGACCTGACGAGTATAAGTATGATACAAGCATTGATATTTTCACTGCATACAAGATGTACATTGCATCTAAACCATGGGTAGCATCCAACTATCTGCGTGTGCCAGATCACAAACCGACCTGGGTCTGACCCAAACCGACCCAAAACCTGCTATAATTACAAAGTAAACAAAGGAAACACGATGCCTCGCAAGTCTGAAGTCACTACTGCACAAATGGTTGAGACTCTCACTAAGAAATTTGGTACTGAAGTCTCTATCGATCAGGTTCGCTCTGTAGCAAATTCTGTAGGTGTATCATATCCTACTGCTTGTAAGCGTCTTGAGTCCTATAAATCTGGTAGGGGAAAGTGGAATCTGACTGCTCAAGAGATTGAACAGGCATATGAAGCACCCTCTGCTTCTCCCGTTGCAAATTATATTCCTGAAAAAGATGGTTCCTATGTCCAGTTTGGTAGTTTTCAGTCTGTACGCAAAGTTATTCAGTCTCGTCAGTTCTATCCCGTTTTCATTACAGGTCTTTCTGGCAACGGCAAAACAATGTCTGTTGAGCAAGCATGTGCTTCAGCACAACGAGAACTGATTCGTGTCAACATCACGATCGAAACTGATGAAGATGATCTTATTGGCGGTTTTCGTCTTGTCAATGGCGACACTGTTTGGCATAATGGTCCAGTCATCGAAGCTCTGGAACGTGGAGCTATACTTCTTCTAGATGAGATTGATCTTGCTTCTAGTAAGATTCTTTGTCTCCAATCAATTCTAGAGGGCAAAGGTGTCTTCCTTAAAAAGATTGGTCGCTACGTTCAACCTGCTGCTGGTTTCAACGTAATTGCAACTGCAAATACTAAGGGTAAGGGTTCTGATGATGGTCGCTTTGTTGGTGCCAACATTTTGAACGAGGCATTCTTAGAGCGTTTCCCTGTCACATTTGAGCAAGAGTATCCTTCTGCTATCACTGAGCAAAAGATCTTGATTAATAATCTGTGTGATCAAGAATTTGCTGAGATGCTGGTCAAGTGGGCAGGTATCATTCGTAAGACATTCTTCGATGGTGGAGTGGATGAAGTTATTACAACCCGTCGTCTGGTCCACATTGTTCGTGCTCAACAAATTCTCGGTGGCGATCGTGTGAATGCAATCAAGGTTTGTGTCAGTCGTTTCGATGAGGACACAAAACAATCCTTCTTAGATCTTTATACAAAGGTTGACGCTGGAGAAGTCAATGAGGATGAAGATGTGGACTGAATTATGTGGGAGTAGAGATACTCCTCTCTACTATTCTTCTCTTATATCCGATCCATCTCAATATGTTTCTTGGGATGATGTCGATGAATGTTTGTACAGGACTGATATGAACTGGCAACTTATCAGTCCCGATGGTATAAAAGACGAAGTTCCCATGTTTATATCTGCCTGGTATGGTGACTATCAGGAGACTCGCTACATCACACACAAAGTTAAAAACGGATATGGTTTTGTAATTACTAAGTATGGTCGCTACAATAGATGCACAAATAATTTATGTCGTGAAATTGAAAACACTCTTGATGTAACATCTGATCTGCATATCTACGGGGGTCATACTGGTTCTCATTCTTTCAAACCTCACCAAGATGAAACAGAAAATATCATCATACAAATTGAGGGGAAAACTCCTTGGGTAGTATTTGATGATAAACTTAATCCAGAACTCAATGTTACATTATGTCCTGGTGATGCAATTTTTATACCGAAAGGATGGTATCATCAAGCAAAACCTTCTGGCACACGTTTATCAATGAGTATTGCTATGTTCGATAAGTCTAGGATTACTATTGATAGAGACCACTTGACTATCAATCCAAATTGATCTATACTATGAAAACCAACATCTGATTATGAAGTACAATGAAGATGCTCTGCTTGCAGAGCTAAAGGACTATATTTCCAGCACATATGGTCAACACTATTCTGCTGGCAACGATGAGATTCAAACATTAGATTTGATTGAATCTTGTGGAGACGCTGAGGCATTCTGTCGTAGCAACATCCTGAAGTATGCTTCACGATATGATCGTAAAGGCACTGCCCGTCGCGACATTATCAAAATCCTACACTACGGATTACTCCTTCTCCACTTCTCCGATAAAACTAGAATCACCGAATCCTATCCTCAATGACAGTAATTTCACGTCCAACAATTGAAGTCCTTAAGAACTTCTGTTCTATTAACAAGTCTATTGTCATCAAACCTGGCAACAAGATTTCAACTCTAAGCATCAACAAAAACATTCTTGCTATTGCTGATGTCAGTGAGCAGTTTGAGAGTGAGATTAGTATCTACGATCTTGGTGTATTTCTTGGCGGGTTGTCCTTGTTTGACTCACCAAAGATCGACACCACCTCATCCAACTATGTGATTGTTAGTGATCAGTCTGGTCGTTCTAAGACTCGTTACTTTTATGCCGATCCAGATATCATCACTCAACCTCCTGAGAAAGAAATTGCTATTCCATCTGAAGATGTAAATTTTAGATTGGAAGCAAACATTCTCGCACAACTTCAACGTGCAGCATCAATCTATCAACTGCCTGATCTCTGTCTGTTTGGATCTGATGGAACTATGAATTTGTGTGTAACTGATAAGAAGAATGATACTTCTAATAGTTACTCAGTCGAAGTCGGAGAATCCAACAAAGAGTTTTGTTATTGTTTCAAAGTTGAAAACCTAAAACTTCTTGCTGGCGATTATGATGTTGCCATCAGCAAGCAAAACGTTGCTCGTTTTAATGGTAGTGGTATTAAATACTTTATTGCACTAGAACCAAATAATTAATCTTAAATAATATGTCTGAAAGAATCGTTCTCTTTTTTT